ATGTTATTTGGAGATGAAGGAATCAATGTCAAAAGGAATTAATATTTTTGTTGAGAACCACTGGATGCTACAACCGCCGAGGCTTTGCAAAAGCGGCTGCTGTATCGGGCGGGTAACGCCCGCTAGGAAATGAAAAGATGAAGATAAGAATTAAACGCTCTGAGCGATTGATTAAAGAAATAATTGCACCAGAGGCAGCTGCCCAAACACTCAGAGACATGCAGAAAGAGTTGTTTCAAAGCATTGGCCCGCTGGGACAATTAACGCCAGACGAAGCAAAGCTTATAGCAGGTGCTATAGAGCAAATAAAAAAAGCCAGAGTAGCCATGGCAGCCAGAGGAACACAAGAATGAGCAAACAATACCTTCTTAGAGAATATTATGCGTTATGTGAAGGTGGCGTTTGTCAAGATCTTTTGACCGAAGAAGAGAAAATCGAAGTTAAGACCGGTACCGGCTTTTATCTAACCGGCGTGATGCAAAGGGCAGACGCAAAGAATGGCAACGGCAGAGTTTATCCTTTTGATGTTTTACAGCGCGAAGTCAAAAATTATCAAAAGCTAATTAATGAGAAACGCGCACTCGGCGAATTAGACCATCCCGAAAGTTCAGTTGTTAATTTACAGAACTGTTCACATATGGTTACAAAAGTTTGGATAGAAGGCAAAGACGTAATGGGCAAGATTAAGATCTTGTCAACTCCAGCCGGCGAAACGCTCAGATCCCTAATTAAAGACGGCGTACAGGTGGGCATCTCATCGCGCGGCCTAGGCTCGGTTAAAGAAAAGGCCGGCAAAACTTACGTTGAAGATGACTTTCAGTTGATTTGCTTTGACATCGTAAGCGATCCCTCCACCGATGGCGCTTTTATGAATTTGTCAGAAAATAAAGTACCAGTCGAAAAGATTTTTACAAAAGCAGATAGAATTAACAGATTATTAAATGATTTGCTTAACGAGGACAAATGAAGAGAGAGCAACTTAAAAAAATGTTAAAGCCTTTAATAAAGGAATGCATCAAAGAAGTAATTTTTGAGGAGGGCGTACTGTCTGGCATTATCTCTGAAGTTATGAAGGGCACAGGACAACAAGTCATTAAAGAGGCCCAAGCCGCCCCAAAACAAGAAAAACGATCGCCCAGACGAGACAACACTAAAAAAGTCTTGGCAGAGTCCAAAAAGAAATTGTTGGATGCGATTGGCAGCGGTGCATATGGTGGTATTGATGTCTTTGAGGGTACAAGGCCTTTAAGAGGCGCCGGCAGTGTAAATGAGTCAAGCGCCCCAAGTTCTGCTCTTGCTAATGTAGATCCAGATGATGCTGGCATTGACATTTCGCAACTTCCGGGTTCAGATCTCTGGAAACATCTAATAAAATAGTGGTGACAAAATGGCAATTAATGCACAAGTAGTGGCAAGGCGAAGAGAATCGGCAGAAGATCTGATTAAGCGATTTTCCAGAAAGGTTCGTAAAGAAAAAATTATGGAAGAATTTAGAGAACGCATGTATTACGAGAAGCCATCTGACAAAAGAAGGCGACTTAAGAAAAGAAGTAAGGCACAAACTAAATAAAATAACTATTTATTGGAGATAGGAGAATAAAATGGCAGTATTTACAGGACACCATAGTTGGGGCAGAACAAGACGACCAAAAAATATTGCCGGCGCGGATGGTACGGCGTTGACACTTGAGTCGACCGATGGCACTGCGCCAACCGCCGTTACTGATGGGTATCTAACAGAAAACCAAAGATATCTGCATCTTACTGCCAAAGACAATGATGCTGATACTACAATAACAATATATGTGTATCATTATGCATTTGCTAAGTGGGCTAAGCTAATGATCCCGACAGATCTTGATGGAACAGTGACTGATGCATATAAGGCCGCGACTGTTACGTGTGCAATCCCTTTTCAATCGTGGGTATTTGATATTGCCGGCGCAGATCGGGTCGCATTCGTTGCGAACAATGCCGACGCCACCACGATTTATGCGGCTTGCAGCACTTTCTAAAATACCAATAACACTTTCCATGTCATTTTACATTTTTAAACACTATTTATTGATAGCAAAGTAGTATATTAGGAGAGTATTCAATGTCATCTATGTTAGAGCAAGCAATTGTCGATGCTGCCTCGTTGCGTGAAGCAGCGATTCAAAGCGCAGAACAGGTCGTCGTTGAGCGATTCTCAAACCAAATCAAAGAAACTGTAGATCAAATCTTGGAACAAGACGATCCGCTAGCTCCTGATTCGAGTCCGATGCCGATTCCGGGCGCCCCCGCAGGTCCAGATCTTGACGACCCCGCCATAGACGACCCCACCGCCATGGAAGAGGGCCCGGACGAAGCGTTTGAAAGCAAAGAGGCCGAATCATTTGGTGAAAACGCTGGACCAGACGTAGATGAGCAGTCAATAGTCGACAATCAATTAGACGAGATGGACGGCAATGCTTTCGCGGCCTTAGACGAATCAGAGTTTTCAGAGCTAAGCGAAGAAGACATTATTGAAATTAATTTAGAGAAGATTCTTACAAAAGAAGAAGAAAGTGGCGTCGATGAGGCTGCTGAAACAGAAGGCCTTATGGAAGGCAAAGGATCCTTTGAGCTTGAAGAGGCCGAATTGGAAGAATTGGCAGAGGACGCCGAAGAAGTACAAATGAGCGAAGAGTCCTTGGAAGAGTTGGCAGAGCTTCACGAAGATGATAAACCATATTGGCTTACTGGGCCGTCCGAAGAAGAAAAAGCCAAAAAAGAAAAAGAAGGAAAAGAAGCAGTTACGCCAAAAGAGAAGAGGAAGGGCTTAGAAAAGAGCAAGGCCGACAAAGACACACCTGTTAAATTTAAAGAAAAATCAGGCAAAGTTACAAGAAAGGATGAATCGCTTCAGTTCGACTACAAAGCTCAGCCATCCGGCGGGCCCACTGGCCAAACAAAGCCGACTACTTCCATTGGCGACACTGTACAGGTTGCAGAGATCGCCGCGATGATCGATGAATACAACGAAGATCTGGAAAAAGAAAACAAAGACCTTAAGAAAGAAAACAAACAACTTAAGGCAAAGAACAAGAACCTTACTGGAAAAAGTAAAATTTTACTAGAATCAGTAAGACAAGTAAAAGAAAAATTTGATGAAGCTCAGCTTATGAATGCTAAGCTTCTATATACAAACCGCGTTTTGGCAGATACCTCCCTGAATGAGCGACAAACAAACAAGATTGTCGAATCTATCAATAGCGCTAGCTCAATTGAGCAAGCGAAGATTGTTTATGAAACACTTCAAAGCGGCGTGGGCGGTGCAGCAAAGAGCACCCCGAAATCACTAAGCGAAGTTGTTAACAAACGAAATTCGTCTTCCATTCTTCTTCATTCTCGCAAGAGAGAAGAGGTGGATAGCAACAATGATGATTTCGCTAAGCGTTTAAAGCGTTTAGCGGGGATTACAAAATAACCATAGGAGGGAAATATCATGTCAAATATTGTTGAAAGATTAACAGAAAACATTGTCTCTCGTGATCTTGCGAAAGAAGGTGAAGCCATTATTAGAAAGTGGGAAAAAACCGGACTTTTGGAGGGTCTCAGTAATGATGACCGAAGCCGTGACAACATGGCTTTAATGCTTGAGAATCAAGCGAAGGAGCTTCTCCGAGAAGCTTCAACTATGTCGGCTGGCGACGTGCAGGGCTTTGCGGCTGTTGCGTTTCCGATCGTGCGTAGAGTATTCGGCGGCCTCTTGGCCAACGAATTGGTTTCAGTTCAGCCGATGAGTTTGCCTTCGGGCCTCATCTTCTTCTTGGACTTTAACTATACCGACACTAGAGGAACACTTACTGTCGCTGATTCAGTTTACGGCGGCGGCCGAATCGGATCGCAGATTACTGGTGGTTTCGTTGACGCGTTTGATGAGCATGATGGCGGTTTTTATAACCTTGCGAATGCCTATGCTTCACCGACCGGTTCAATAATTGTTACTACGTCTGCTAACCTTGCCCTACCCGCGACGACGGTTAGTGCGCTCACTCCAGCTCAAAAGAAGTTACTTAGGTATGATCCTGATGTTCTTGCTAACACTAGTGCGCAAGTCATTTCGCTTACTTTTACGGCGCCAACCGACTTAAACACGAATATGCTCGGCGCGATCAATCGGGAAAGTATGGCTAGTGATGACGAAGTAATTCGTCGCTTAACCACAAAGTCTGGGACTGTTGTAACATATTACGCTTGGGCGCAGGATGGCTCCGTGGCCGAATCGGCCGGCGCGAGCAAGCTTGTTGTCTACCCGCTAGCGGATCAATTTGCCGGTGGCCCTGGCCTTACTGAGCTTGGCGCTCTTGTTGGTGCTGATCCGTGGGGTCTTGAAGAGCACTCAAATGACCGCGGCACCGCGGGCATCAAAAACGTCGACATCCCTGAGATCGACATCAAAGTTGATTCTGTGAGTGTCACGGCAGTTACCAAGAAGCTGAAGGCTAAGTGGTCGCCCGAATTGGGTCAAGACCTCAATGCTTACCATAACCTTGACGCAGAAGTTGAGTTGACCTCGATTCTTTCAGAGCAGATTGCTTTGGAAATCGATCGTGAGATTCTTAATGATCTCATTCAGGGTGCAACGGCCGGTACGTACTACTGGTCACGTTCACCGGGTCTGTTCGTACATAGATCACTTGGTACTGAGCTTGGTGCAACTGCGGCTGCTCCGGACTTTACCGGTACGGTTAGCGAGTGGTATGAGACTCTGCTAGAGACGGTCAATGACCTTTCTGCTCAGATTCATCGTAAGACTGTTCGCGGCGGTGCAAACTTCCTCGTTACTTCACCTGAAGTTGCCAGCATCCTTGAGATGACCGCTGGCTTCCGTGCTTCGGTTGCGGTTGACGAAGATAAGGGTACTGCTGGTGCTGTCAATGTTGGACAGGTTAGCAAGAAGTGGGACGTTTACGTTGATCCTTACTTCCCAAGGAACATTATCCTTGTTGGTCGTAAGGGTTCTAGCTTCCTTGAGAGTGGCTATGTATACGCTCCTTATGTTCCGTTACAGGTCACGCCGACTATCTTCGGCATCGAAGACTTCGTGCCCCGCAAGGGCGTGATGACGCGATATGCCAAGAAGATGGTGCGTCCTGATATGTATGGCTTAGTTGTTGTACGCGGACTCCTTGGTGAGTCTGGTAGCTAAACTTAGCTAGCATTATAAAATTAAACTCCCACCTAGGGCAACTTAGGTGGGAGTTTTCTTTTTTTGCACACTATTTATTACTGATCGCACACAGTGTGAAATCGCATTAAAGGAGATTATTAATTATGGCTAAAGTAGGAAGAGCGTCGAGAAACTCGTCGTATTTAAGAGTAGAGGAAGTCTCTGCTAGCAAAACAATTGGTGCCGCTGAATCAGGTGAACTCTACTTAATTCAAGGTGGGTCTATTACATCTGCTATTACGATCACGCTGCCAACAGCAAAAGCAGGGGCATACTTTAAGTTTCTCTGGGCTGGTTCAATGGCAGGCGCAAGCGCAGCCGTTGCAATTACATCAGCTAATGGCTCAAACACCATGAGAGGTGTTGTTCAGTCAATCCTCAAAGGAGGCGTTGACACTGATACTACCTTTGCTACTGATTTCGCTGATGAATCTAACGATACAAAGGTCACAGTAGATGATGATGTCGAAGCGGGTTCTTATATTGAAGTTGTTTCTGATGGTACCAATTGGTATGCAACTGGTGTGGTTGTAGGTAACGGTATCGGCAGAGTGGCATTTGGATAAGAGGTGATTAATGGGTCGTAAGGCTAAACGAGCAAAAGTATTAAAAAGGATTGAAAGGCTGAATGCGGAAGCATCTCGGCCTTCTCCTGTTGTTGAGGAAATGATTAAGGAAGTTGAGGGTATGGTTAATTTGGGAGACCAGTTTAAGCCCAAGACAAAAGCTAAACCTAAAGCTAAACCAAAACCTCGCCGAAGACGAACAAGAACTAAAAAAGCTGAGTAGAAAAAATGATCCTCCTTTTCCCCCCCAATAACTATTGGGGGGTTTTTCTTAAAACCCTCAACACAATATTATATAATATTAACAAAAGGAGTTCACTATGGGAAAATCAAGCCGTCGTATGACCAGTCCAAAGTTTGGCAAGAAGTTTGCTAATAAATTCGGCCTTGCGACCGCGGAACCCAAGGCAGAAGAGCCCGAGACTATAGAAGAGGTTGTAGCGCCAGCCATCGAAGCGCCGACTCTAAAAAAGCCAGAGCCTAAAAAGGCTGCAGAGGCAAAAAAATCAGCACCCAAGAAGCCAACAGCCAGAAAGCCAAGAAAAACTACCACCAGAAAGCCAAGAAAATCGGCGAAAAGAAAAACAACGAAATCTAAAACCACTTAGACCCACTCTTTTTTAAAGCCACTCAACTAATTACTATGATTAGGAGAATTAATGAATGGCTATACCAACTTTAACCCCCGCTAGCACAGCAAGTAAGTCAGTGCTGCCTTCAGCGGGCACCAGCGCAAATGTTGCGGCTACTTTGCCATATGGCATATATGCCTCAAGCGATGATTTTTTAAACGGCGCTGTTGATCAAGTTGCTTATGTTTATAAGAAGCTCGGCGGCGACGTATTAGATGTTGAATTAACAGAGGGTAATGTTTATGCTGCTTATGAAGAGGCTGTATTAGAGTACTCTTATCTCGTTAATATTCACCAAGCCAAAAATTCACTTGGTGATTCGTTGGGCGCCACGACCGCTTCTTTCGATGAAGATGGCCAAATCAAATTGGGGGAATCATTAAAAGACAAGAATATCGAACTAAGATACCCCAGATTCACATTTAGCCACACTCAGCGTGCTGCTGATGGGATGGGAACAGAGGCGGCTCCAGTTGCAGGCGGCGATCTAACAGTTTATTCGGCCTCTATTGCAGTAACTTCTAGTGTTCAAGATTATGATTTACAGTCTATGATAAAGACCAGCTTTGACATGGGTGATTTTGGTTTTGATTCCGATGATACGATTGGTAACAGAAAGATTACAGTTAAAAAAGTATTTTATGTATCTCCTAGGGCAATGTGGAGATTCTTTGCATATTATGGCGGCTTAAATGTAATTGGTAACATGTCAAGTTATGGTCAGTTTGCAGATGATTCAACGTTTGAAATTGTTCCAACTTGGCAAAATAAATTGCAAGCTATAAATTATGAAGATAGCGTCAAAACAAGAATTTCTCAGTATTCTTATGAGATTCAGAACAACAAATTAGTGATTTATCCAGCGCCAGATGGCAATTATCCAAAAAAACTTTGGGTAAAATTCACTGTGCAGAGAGACGCGTGGGACGAGCACGGCGATCGGTCGAAAGGCCACGATGGCGTTAACAATATGAACACTCTGCCATATGCTAATATACCATACGACAGGATTAATAGCATTGGCAAGCAGTGGATACGCCGCTTTGCCCTTGCTCTGTGCAAAGAGATGCTTGGGCACATTAGAAGCAAGTTCGGCGGCGTACCGCTGCCCGGAGGCACTGTAACGCTCGACGGCGCAACCATGGTGACCGAGGGTAAGACTGAACAAAAAGAGCTAAGAGACGAGCTTAAGACGGTCCTTGACGAATTGACGTATGCTAAGTTGGTCGAAAGAGATGCAAACATGACTGATAACGCCACCAAGGCGTTGACCAAGGTACCAATACCGATATTTATTTGGTGATAGAGGATAAACTGAATGGCAGATAATGAATGGTCACAACCCGATGCGCCCCCGCCTCCATTATTTATTGGTGAAAAAGAAAAGAATTTAGTTAAACAATTTAGTGACGAAATTCTAGAAAGAGTCGCCGGCCAACAAGTATTGTATTATCCAGTAAGTGTCGAACACTCTGAGTACCATGAAGTTTATGGAGAGGCAATAGAAAAGTCATTTTTAGCTCCAATAAGGGTTTATGCCGCCGTTGATTGGCAAGGAATGATCACAGAGAGCGGCAAGTTCGGAGTTGACAGAAGGGCAGCAATTACTGTTCGTTTTCACAAGAGAAGATTAGCAGAAGATCAAGATCTTTTTATCAGAATAGGCGATTTTGTTTTGTATGGCGATATTCATTATGAGATAGTTAAGCTAGATGAGCCAGAACAACTGTTCGGTCAAATTGAGACGAGATATGAAATCGTTGCTACGTGCATAAGAGCAAGGGATGGTAAGTTTAATGCCAAGTGAAAAAGTTATAAATTTAGAACCTTCAAATTTTGAGACCATCGATGCTGCAATATATGATTGGATCAACGGCTTGAGTCTTCATACTACAACAAACGATGGCTGGAAAGAAACGCCCATTATTTGGATAACTGCAGAGCGCGCTTTTCAGATTAAAAACAAAAAAGAAACACGAACTGTTGAATCTGATGCATTGGTGTTTCCCATGATTTCAGTTGAAAGGACAGGCATCGCCAAGGCAGAGGCAGATAAGCGGCCAATTCCAGCGCATTTATTTCCGAACAAAGATTATAGAGGCGGCACTTTTTCTTTTACAAAAAAAATAAATCAAAGCAAAACAAGAAATTTCGCAAATGCTGAAATGCTTAGAGCAAATTATGGCCAAGTCAACTTTCCGAAAAAAGATGCCTTTGGCCGAAAAATAGAAAATCAAAGAATTGTTTACCACAGCTACACAATTCCACTGCCAATATATTATGAAATAAAATATGATATTAATTTAAGAACAGATTATCAACAGCAAATGAATGAGTTGATGCAGCCGCTGATGACCTACACCGGCAATATTAATCAATTTATCATTAGAAAAGGAGGTCATTTTTATGAAGCTTTTATTGATAAAACTCTCACCATGACCAACAACGCTTCTAATCTGGGCGAAGAAGAAAAAAGCTATGAAACAACAGTGACTATAACGGTCCTCGGCTATTTAATGGGTGATGGAAAAAATCAAATTACTCCTAAAGTTACAATAAGAGAAAACCCCGTCAAATTAAGATTCCAAAGAGAAAGAGTAATGTTGGGTGACATAAATGAGTACAGCATAAAGGACGGGGAAGAAAAAGAGCCATTCCGCCCCTAGCGTGGTTTTTTAAGTTTTCAACAACTATTTATTGATAGAAAAGTTATAAATACTAGGAGAGTTGACAATATGAGCGCAAAAAAATTTAGATTTGTTTCACCCGGTATTTTCTTAAATGAAATCGACAATTCTCAATTACCGAGCGAACCAAGAAACATCGGACCACTGGTCATTGGTAGAACCCAAAAAGGACCAGCTATGCGCCCCGTACAGGTCGACTCGTTTTCAGACTTTGTTGACGTTTTTGGCGAGCCACACCCCGGCGGTGACGGCACAGATGTTTGGAGAAATGGAAATTTACAAGCCCCAACTTATGCAGCATATGCAGCGCAGGCTTGGTTAAAGAATTCGCCAACAATTAATGTTGTGCGCTTATTGGGCAAAGAACACGCTCAGAAAACAACTGATGCGGGCGAAGCTGGTTGGAAAACAACTTATTCTTTAGGAACGGCTGCTGACGACCAAGGCGGCGCTTATGGCCTCTGGGTGTTTCCTGCTGAGTTGTCGACATCCGGAAGCGCCACGGGCACGATAACTTGCGACGACGGCGATGCCGTGGACATGGGCGACCAAGAAGGTAAATATGTTAAATTCACCGCTACAGATGGCACAGTAGGGATATTTATACTTTCTGATGCCTCTGAACCCGACGCAGTTGCATCAGGTACTGTTTTGACCGCAACTTCTGATTTGGGAAGCAGCGCTCCAGACACAGACTTATTGGCTCAAGGTACTTGCATCGCTGTTACTTGTAACTTGAATACAAATTCACAAGCTACTGTATTAAATGAATTTAAAGATACAATTGGAGCAGGTACATCACCAATCCTCGCCAAAATTACAGGCGGCACCATCACTGGCACTGGGGATGGTAATCAATCAATCACGTTCACTCAAGCCACCCTTGGATTCGCCGGGAACACCACAATAACTACAAATGTAGGTAAGTTCGACGCGGCCGGATTCACCGGCGGCCGAGACGGCGGCACAGGCCACACACAAGCCACCGGCTCATTGGCAGCGGTTTGGTACGTACCCGAAGGCTATGTTGGCTTGACGGGCACCGACACAAATAACGCGACGATAACTGCAGCACGCGGCCAATTGGTTCTGTCCAATGATAGTGGCGATTTTACACTTGAGGTAAAAGACAGCGCCGGCGCCACAGACAAAAAGATCGCATTTAATTTAAGCGCAGGTAGTAAAAACTCTGTTAGAAAAGTTTTCAACACCAACCCAGCGCTTACAAATGGCACTATCACCAATAGCACTGAAAAATACTGGTTAGGCGAAAGTTATGAATACGAGTTTGCGCAAGATGCAAAGGCGCCTGATGCCGGCGGTGTCAATAACAAGGGTGTCGGCGGCGTCGTTTCTTCTAGTTCCGATGGTGTTCCAAACGAAGTTAGTGCAACTTATGCCGGCGTTATTCTTGGTTTAGGACCGGCCGATTCGTCTACCGCAACAAGTCAACACGGCAGCCGCAGAATTGGGTTTAGCCAAGCTCAAGATGCCGCGCCGTACACAGGCTGGTTCTTTTCGCAGGATTTGGGCGGCGGTAGTGTTTCTGGCAGCTATGCATATGATAATATGCAAAAGCTATTTAGGCTTCACGCCCTCGATCATGGCGCATGGGTTCAGAACAATATTAAAGTTTCGATTTCGAAAATTAAGTACTCATCTGACGATTTTAATAAGTATGGTACATTTGATGTTGAGATTCGTAGAATTGACGATACTGACAAAGCGCCCGTTATTTTAGAAAAATTCAGCAATTGTGATCTGAATCCGAATTCATTAAATTACGTTGCTAGAAAGATCGGCGATTCTTATGTTACATATGATACGACTGAGAGGCGCTTGGTCGAGAAGGGTCAATATCCAAATATTTCTAAGTATGTTCGCATACAAATGAATGTTGACGTTGACAGCGGCGCAGCCAATGAAGAATATCTGCCATTCGGTGTGTATGGGCCTTCGAAGTATAAAGATTTTAATCACGAGAAGGGCGCTGTTGCATCCGGCGCCGGCAATAATTGGACTGAAACCGCAGCATATGCTTGGGGATGGTATGACGTTGACAGTAGAAATGTCGGAATCCCACCAGCAGCCGAGACTGTTCCGAACGCTGTAAGCTCCAGCCACCCGGAATTGGGCGTTAGTACTGCTCTTAGCTTTAGATTTCCAAAGCTCCAAACTCGTATTTCATCTTCGCAGGATGATTTGGCTAGCGTCAAGCAGGCATATTTTGGCGCTTGGACTGGCCGAAGCAAGGACAGTTCCAAATTTAATCCCGGCGTCAGAGACCTGATTAGAACAAAGGCAGAAGATCTTAATGGCACTGATAGCGGCGATTACACTGAGTATATGTGGAAGTTTTCGTTAGACGAAATTAGAGGAGAGGATCCTGTCTACGACGGCAATGCCGACATATCCACGAACTTTGTTTGGGAACAGGGTCTGCGCACCCAATCCAATCTCAGCGCGGATAAGGACGTTTATGCTGTCAATTCAGTGACTGCGACCGGCTCTTACAAAGATATCTTAGATTTAAATGTTAGAGCATTTACCAGCACATTCTATGGCGGTTCAGACGGCTTTGATATTACAGAAAAAGAGCCGTTTAGAAATTCACGCTTAGATGACGCTGGCACGACTGAAAAGACCAGCTATGAATTTAACTCAATCAAGGAAGCAATTGATATTGTTAGCGATGTAGAAGTGGTAGAGTTTAATCTGGCTGCAGTGCCGGGCCTGACTCACGAAGGCTTAACTAGCCACCTAATTGAAACAGTAGAGGCTAGGGCTGATGCACTAGCGGTTGTTGATCTCAAGGGCGACTTCGCACCAGCCGCCGAAGGCAGCACCGGCATTACTTATGGTAGCGTCAATACTGTTGTTACTAATTTAAAGGCCCGTGCTCTGAACTCAAGCTACGCATGTGTATATTACCCATGGGTACAGATTAGAGACACTCTCTATGGCAACCTTGTCTATATGCCGCCATCTGTTGCGGCTATCGGTGCAATGTCTTACACTGATAGAGTCCGCGCCCCGTGGTTCGCGCCTGCTGGTTTTAATCGCGGCGGCCTGTCAAGTGGAGTTGCTGGTTTGCCGGTTGTAAACGTAACACAGAAGCTTACTTCGAAGGATAGAGACGACCTCTACGAAGCAAACATCAACCCGATTGCTTCATTCCCCAACGAAGGTATCGTAATCTTTGGACAAAAGACGCTGCAGGTTACAAGAAGCGCCCTAGATAGAATTAATGTTCGTAGGTTGTTGCTCTTTGTGAAGAAGGGCATATCCACTATCTCAGCAGATGTCCTGTTTGAGCCAAACTTAAGAGAGACGTGGGACAGATTCATCGCCCGGGCAGAGCCATTCTTGGCAGATGTAAAAGCCAGATTCGGCTTAACAGATTACAAATTGATTTTGGATGAAACAACGACAACGCCAGACTTGGTTGATCAAAATATTATGTATGCTAAGGTTTTCCTTAAGCCTGCGAGAGCAATTGAATTTATTGCAGTTGATTTCATAATCACCAATACAGGTGCAGCGTTTGAGGATTAACAGGAGAAATATATAATGCCGAATCATAGCAAAAAAGCATCACCAACACCCACATGGGCTTCGCCCTCGATGGAACCCAAGCGTAAATTTAAATATATTTTATCTCTTGGCACTGGCGATAATGCAATTCCCACTTGGCTTGTAAAGTCTGCTTCTAGGCCCGGGTTTACTGTAACGTCGCCCGCAGAACATCAGTTTTTGGGCCATACATTTAAGTTTCCCGGCCGCGTTAAGTGGGAGCCGATGGATATTGTTTTGATGGATCCAATTAATCCTGAAGTTGCGTCCAAAGTTTTGGGCATTATAGAAGACGCTGGTTATGTGTTGCCTAGCAAATGGGGCGTCGGCGAAGAGTGGAAGAAAACGCTGTCGAAAAAGAAGTTTAGTGAGAACAATCTAGGTGCGATTTCTATTTCGACGCTTGATTCCGAAGGTCAAAAGGTCGAAGAGTGGCAGTTATTTAATGTTCAAATTACCAAAGTTAATTATGGTGAACTAGACTATAACTCAGAAGAGTTGTTAACAGTGACACTCGGCATCGTCTTTGATTATGCCAAACACACCGTTCATAACGAGGGCTAAGCAACAATTTTTTAGTAAACATCTAATTACTATAAGATGTCAATATTCGCTGGTAAAAATTTAAATCGCAGACACACTCAGAATGCCTATAAAAATGTTTTACGGGAAGAGTGGAACAATAAAAAAGAACTTGAAAGCAGATATCAAACAGATTTACAACAATCTTATAGATATATTCTAGATATTAGTGGAATTGCTGTTGCTTTATTAACTAATGTTAAAAGACCCTCTTACACAATAGAGTCGGAAGAGTTCACTCTTTTAAATCATAAAATTTATTACCCCAAGGGCTATGTAAAGTGGGAACCAATAACTTTTACCGTTAAAGAGGTTTTTTCACGAGACATTCTAAACTCTGTACTTGGCGTATTGATGAAAAAATTAACAAATACTGCGTATGATTCCCCTAATAATATAAACATATCTTCAAATTTAAAAGATCTTAGCAAACATGATTTAATACAATCATTAGGCCCAGTCAAAATCAAGATGCTGACCCCGAGTGGAGATGTGTATGAGGAGTGGTTGTTGCGCGAACCTTTCATAGAAAGCGTAACACCAGCAGAGCTTACTTACACAAACGATTCTTTGCTCGGTACAGCAGTGAAAGTTAGATATGATTGGGCTGAATTGGTTTATAAAGGTGTATAAACCGATCAACAGGAGAGATAATGATTGATAATTCAAGCAAATTTGTGGTGCCACAAGCGCCGCAAACACAGCCTGCGCTACAAGCACCGGTCGCGCAGCAAGTCCCGGCAGTTCCGCAAGAAATGTTGGCACCACGAGCACCACAAGCGCCGGTAGCACAACAACACGGCTATTCGCTTCCAACTGATTTTGTTAAGTTGCCTTCAGCCGGCAAATTTTATCCAGTGAACTCTTCTTTGCACAACAAAGAAGAAGTCGAAATTACATATATGACAACCAAGCAAGAGGATATTTTATCAAATCCAAGTTTAATGTCAAAGGGTATCACGCTGGAAAAACTAATTGAGAGTATGTTGGTTGATAAATCAATTCGTGCAAACGAGTTGTTGTTGGGTGATCGAAACGCGATATTAATTGCTGCAAGGGCCAGTGGTTACGGGCCGGCATATGGGATTAATGTAAGTTGTGTGGAGTGTTATAACAAAGAAGAAGTAACTATTGACTTAAATGAAATAAAACCAAAGAAAAACAATTATGAGGGAGTAGAATTAACAGGCCACGGTACTTTTGTTGTACAATTACCCAGAACAAACGCTTTTGTTGAAATAAAAGCGTTAACAACTGGCGGCGAAGCACAGTTGGCACAATTGTTTATGAAAAAAATGGAACACAATCTTCCACCGGAGCCCATTTTTGAGAAACACCGCGCAACTATTGCTTCTGTTAACGGAAAGCAAGATATAGCCACAGTTACAGAATTTATTTCCAATATGCCAATTTCAGATTCTAAGTACCTTCAGAAAAAATACAATGAATTAATTCCCGATATGGATTTTGTATATCGTTTTGGTTGTGAAAAATGCGATCACCAGAACGAAGGAGGTATTCCGGTAGATGCCACGTTTTTTTGGCCTGACGACTGAATATATGGATGATGTTTATGGAATGTTTTTTGTTATGAAAAAGCACGGCAATTGGGGATTTTTTGAATTGTATGCTTTACCGTTGAGATTAAGAGACTGGTTTTTTAAGAAGCTAGTTGATAGTTATAATACCGACGACAAAGGAGAAACCATTTAATGGCAAAAAACCGGCAGCAAGCTGATCAAATCAAGAGCTGGAAGGCATGGCTGTTCCGCAAAGGCATCCCGATGCCGGATTGGCTTGTTGAAAAAACTATTGAATCGGGATTAGTGGATTTCATGCAGACTATCGCAACTGCTTATGCCGGCAAAGCCGCAGAAAGTCTTATACGCGGTACCGCCGAACGAGTATATGGCGAAAAGGCGAAACAAGGCTTTTTATATTCTGGAATAGTCCAGATGGAGGCCATGAGCCGTCAACTTAAAAAGACTGGCGGCTTTTTAAGCCAATTTCAGCAAGGTTTAGGCGACGTTGGCAGGGCTCACATTAGTGAGGCGCGCCACATGGCCGACCACATGAAAGAGTTGAGACAGTATGGCGTTAGTTATGAAGATTATGGCAAAACAGTTACAACTGTAGCTGAAAACTACATGGGCGTTGTCAATGAATCTTTCAGAGATCGCGGCACAAGAGATGCAATCAGAGATCACGTTGCAATATATGAAGAACTCGGAATCGGTGGCGAAACGGCGGTCAAGGCGTTTAACTTTTTTGGCACGGTTTTGGCCCACCGAAGCGATGATGTAATTAAAGCTACAAATCATATGGACGCTCTTGCAAGAATATCGGGTCAATCACTAGGTGCGATAACAAAAGACGTGTTAGCCAACAAGGCGGCTTTTGTTGGGTTTATGGACCCTGAATCCATTGTTAAAATCGGCGGCGCATTACAACAATATGGCAAACAACTGGGCCTTGGTATGTCGACAGTTTTGCCGATCATTGAAAAATTTGATACATTTGAAAGCGCGTTTGAGACAGCAGCTAGTTTAAATCAAGTTTTGATGAGATTTGGCACTTCAATTGATCCTAGGAAATTGGTTGGAATGACTCCAGATCAAAGAATCAAGGAACTAAATAGAGTATTTAGCGGCATTAAAGGTCAAGTGATGGCACAGGGGCCCGTTGTTAGAAATTTGCTTGTCGGAGCTTTGGGCGATATTGTGGGCAAAGAAGAAGCTGCAGCACTTATCTCGGGCAAACTCACAGAAGCAAAGATTGTGCCAGAAACAGCGAAGCTAGAGAAATTTGCCAAGGATCAAGCAAAAGCAATTGTAGATCCGATGCAAAAGCTGGAGGCCACAATCCAAGCGATGAAATTATCTATTGTGGCGGATGATGAAACGATTGAACGCCTCTCTGGCGCTTTTAGCAAATCTTCTGATGCACTTGCCGCGGCTTGGGGAAATGCCGGCAAGGAACTAAGTAAAGGCGTTATTAAAACATATGAAAAGCTGGTCGACGCCGCGAAGGATCCGACAAAGAATGTAGAAGCATTAAAAGATATAATCAGGAAAGTCATTAATGATCATTTGGGCACCAAAGTCGGCGGCGATTGAGTCGAGCCTCACTGGACTGACCAAAACAAACACATCAAAGCGAATAGAGTATATTTTTTGTTTCTATTCTAATTATAGAGAGAGGATATTATTATGTCTATTAATTTTGGTGGCATTGGCGAAGTGGCAGAGGGCCTGACCTCAACAGACCCAACTCTTGGCACATGTTCACCTTCGGAAGCGGCGATTAGAAATAGTCTGCCATTCACAGACATAAGAATTGGATTTCCAACGCTCAGTGGTGCAGCCGCAGGTAGCAATTGGGCCAAACAAGGTCTGCAACGAGGCTTAGATAGTATAACTGCAACAAACTCTATTACGTTCCCCGCATATATTAAGCAATTTAAAGATGATTTTAAGCCAAATTGGAATTCAATCCCTGTTTTTGGGCGCCCAGACAAGATCCCTATTTTTTCAAATACAGAAAGATCAATTACGCTGAGTCTTTTGATACCTTGTTATGATAAGAATGATGCAAATGAAAATTTAAAAAAACTAAACATTTTTACCAAAAATCTTTACCCCTCATATAATAAAATTGGAAACAAATCTGATAACTGGTATACAAGAGCATTTGGGCAGGAAGACGATTCAAGACCAGAAATAATGAGCAGCCCTCCGCTTATTCGAATTAAATTTGCAAATTTAATTTTAAATCATGCTGATGGTGTATCAGGTCTCTTGGGATACGTTACGTCATTTTCTTCTGATATGCAAATTGCGTCAAGGGGTGTTTTTTTACGGCGTGCAGCCACAACCGCCGGCGCCATATTGCCCCGCGCTATTGAGTTGAATTTTACATTTACTGTGCTACACGAAAGAACTCCGGGGTTTGATGCATCTACAAAGCGATTTATTGGAGAAGGTGCAATTATGGGTGGCGATTATCCTTATCGTACAATTTCTTCGTTCGGTGGTGCCAATCCCCCTGTTGCAAATTGGGATCTGGGCGGCGTTGATAAAGATGTTGCGGATAAGGCTGTTCTGGGGCACTCTGATCAGGGTTAAAATTAAAAATGACTGCTAACAGATATAACAAAATAAGTGTCTTTTTAAATGAAGATACAGACTATAAAAAAGTGTTTAAAAAACGATTTAATAATACAGATTCAATTGAGCAATATGGAACTCAGAGATTAGATTATCCTGAATTCTTTGATATTTTTTCATTTAATTATAAAACTCACATTTGGGGCTTGGGAGATCGGTACTATAAGTTGGCTCATTTCTATTATGGAGATTCTCAATATTGGTGGGTGATTGCGTGGTTTAATAAAAAGCCCACAGAACAACATATAAAACTGGGGGATACAATTAAAGTACCTTTACCGCTGCAAAGTGTTTTAACTTCTTACGGGTTATAAAGATATGCCAGACTTAAAGTGTTTTTTTCCTACAAACGTGGCGGGCAATTTCCAAGGGTGGCTAAATGATTTTATTTTGCCCCAAGCAAGAAATCCCGATCATGATTTGCAGACATTTCTATATGGCTCACCCGAAACAGAAGACGACTTTATACGAAAAGATAAAAGTAAGATTTTTAGTATACACCCGTCTTATAAAAATGAGTTGGAAACAAAATTACGCGCTCAGTTCGACGGCCTATCCGCCGATAAAAAGAAAGCAAAAGAAGAAAGAAAAAAGTATATAGATTTTATGAGCAATTTAAGGCCGGCCCAGATCGCGGCTATGTCCCCCTTTATCAAGCTTTATGTTGTGGGCAGGAAAAAGGGAAGCCCAAAAAAGTGGGACTTAAAAAATATAAGGCCAATTCGTTTTAGGCATACAACAGATATAAGTTACATAACAGAAAACGCCAGTAATTATGCCCGAGGCGACGGTGTTGGCATAAGAGACATTAGAGTTACTAGAAAACAGCCGCGCTTCGTAATAGATTCTCATGAGATTTCTATTAATCTTTATTTTGCTAGTATGGCAGCATTTGCTAAAAAAACAAATGGCAGCGGCCCGGGCCCTTTGTCGGAAGCTGATAAAAAGGCAAATCCACCCGTCAAATATGAATACATTCAATTGATAGAAAAAATGGACGAGGGCAAAGAAAGGCTCATTCTAGAATACGGGTGGAACTTTAATGATAGCGTTGACGAAAAATTAATACCTTCAGACATGAAAGAACTGCTTAGAAAACAGGAAACAAAAAAATTGTGGATTTCTTGGAAAAGTCATAATTTTTCTTTTACAAGCAAAGGAGAGATAGAATTAAATATTGAATATATCGGAGGGCCAATATATGATATGTTTTACAGAAATCCGGCTGCAATTATACCAAAAAATCAATTTTTAATGAGGAATCTTTTGGGCGGCGCCGATAAGACAAAGACAAACCTTGAAGAATTACAGAACCTGTATGAACAAAGAGAGGCTAGTGAGAAAAAAATAGAAGCGCTGAAAAAAGCTAACGCTACAACTGGCAAACCAAACCCCTGCAAAGAAGCCGAAAAAATAGCGTTCCAAAAAGCTATTGTCGACGCCAAGCAAGAAGGGGCTTCGTATATCAACGACATTAATAAACAAATACGTCGTAGAGAATTAAATTTGTCGGCCGACATGCAGGGAATTATTAAAAAAGTTATTTTGAAGAGAGGGAGGTTCTTTAAACTTTCTGTGTGGTCGAACCCGCGCCGCGCTCAGCCATCGCCTGAGGCGGTCCAAAAAATAGAAATCAAGAATAT